TCATGCAGAGGATAGGAGTTATTCATATAGAGGAAGTTGTATGGCAACTACAAAATCATCTTCAACTGGAGTTTCCATAGCATATGGTGGCGAACTTGTAAATTCTCTGGGTGTTCCTCTGGGTGTTTCTTTTTCTAGTGGTTATGGTGATGGTTGCTATGAAGTCTATGCCTATGTAAAAAATATAGATGGGTGGGGCGAAAGAGTGTGCAAGGTTGAAATAATTTTAATCGAACAAAATGAGGAGGACTTATGAGTACATATTACAGACCAAAAAAGAAATTAAAACTTAAAGATGTAAAAAGCATAAATCATTTTAATATTAATAAAGGTAATGGACATAACTACTTAATAGAATTTAAAGGTCATTATCTTCATATTGATGTATGCAAAGGTAATATTATTGACTTTTTTCGATATGGTGGTAATGACGCATATTTAATCCTTGATGAAATTACACATCATTTAGGCGTAAATTTTGTTGATGAACATGATGATGATTATGATGATTATGCAGAAGATGGAACTAATGTGTTCGAGATAAGATTCGATAAGGAAACAATCCATTGACAATTATATTGCAATTCATAATGCTAGTTTTAGTAGTACACATTCTTTTTGTTGCTTTTAGAGATTAATTAAAAGCCGAAAATAACTTAAAAAGCTCTTAATTGAGCTTTTTTTGTATGCCAAGCCAAACATCAAGCCAAATATAAAGACAAAATATTTAAACATTTTACTCATTTAAACATTTTGCGTATTTAAACATTTTGCGAAATATCTGATCCATTGGTGCTGCGATCAGGCGGCGATCTTCCAGGCGTTCCCGGCAGATCCTTCTAGGCGTTCCCGGTAGATCCTATTCCCGATCTCTCTCTCCCTTCTCTCTCTCTTTCGCTGTGTTTAAACTGTCTGTTGGGGGCTTTTTAAAGTTTCTGAAGTTTTTGATTTGTTAAAGTTGTTTAAACTGTGTTTTGACTAATGTGTTTAAACGATTTGCTTTTTCATGTTATCTTTACAAACGATATGTTTTTCAAGATAGTTAATTCTTGCATTTTGCAACAAATTTGTCAAGAAAAATAACATCAATATATATATATTTATTTATAGCCATATACCAAGCCATAGATCAAGCCATAAAAAAGGTCAAATATTGATTTTTTAACGAAAATGCAAAATTCCAGGTTTTTCAAAAATTATAACGCCCTCTAATTGTACCCAAAATGGCGAAAAAAAGAGAAAAAGGTACTATTATAAGCAAGAAATTTAGCCATTCATAATAAAGCTATATGAGATCCTAACAAATATATCTCAAAAAATGGCATAAAATAAGGGTTTTTTTAGCTATATTTATGCAAAAATTGATGTTTTTATTATGTTTAAACAGTTATAATAAGATATAGCAATTAAGCTATATATATAGAGGTAAAAAAAATGAAACAATTAATAAAAGAAAATAGAGAATCATATCATTACAAATTTTTTGAATGGGCTTTTCCGATAATGAAAAAGATCAATGATGAAAATAAGTTGGGTTATGATATGGAATATATAAAAAACAATGTTCGTATTTCGACTTCTTGGGCATATCGTTCAAAAAAGAATGTAATGGGAACAACTATGGAGTCAATCGGAAGTGCGAAAAATTATACAGAAATAACTATTTCGCCTAATTACAATTCTAGCAAAGATTATTTTGGAACAATGATACATGAGTTTGTTCATGCTATTTGTTTCACTTTAAATCACATGGGTCATGGAAAACATTTTGGCATAGTTGCTAGATTGTTTTTTTTAGGTGGTAATAAATTAACTCAATGTGGGTATTCTGCTGAAATGTGGGAACTATTTGAAATTGATAAATTTATGAAAATCAATGGCAAATATAAAGAAATTCATGCAAGAATAATGACTCATTATAAAACAAATGATGAGGGTAATATCATTGATGATGATGGGAATGAAATACTAGATGAAAATGGAAACCCACAGAAACCTAAATCAAGTGGAAAACCAAAACAGACAACTAGATTGCTTTTAGCACAATGCGAAAAGCATGAATATAAAATTAGACTATCAAAAAAATGTGCAATGGTTGGACTACCTAATTGTCCAAAATGTAATGAAGAGTTAAGACTTGACGAAAAAAGTCTAAAGGCTTTAATGAGTGATTTGATAGACAAAGACAAAAACAATAGTGAGGTATAAAAATGAAACTAAATAAACAATATCAAGTATTAATAGGAATTAATGAAAAACCATTATTAAATATCATTTATAAACATTTCCCCAAAGAAGAAATATTTTCTGATGATGGTTTTTTTTATGGGGTAGTTGTTTTGGATTTTTTTGTAAAAAATAGAGATGAATTATTAAGTTATCTATATGATTTGCAAATTTATGAAGAAGATATAATTCGTATAAAAAAAGAAGAGGTAAAAAAATGAAACTAAATAAAAAAGAAACAGCAATAATATCTAAATTATTAGACTTAGTTAATGATAATGAATTTGTTATGACTAGAATTAATGATAATCAAGATTGTTATAATAATGTTTTTTTAAATAGAAAAGATATAAATAAATTTATGGATAGCTTAAAAAAACATGAAGTTAAAAATAAATTTAATATTGATAATTGAGAACATAGTGAGGTAAAAAAAAATGAAACTAGATAAACAATTTTTAGTGCGAATAAAAGATTTTTTAGAATCTGAAATCGCAAAAAATAAACCATTTACATATGAACATAATGTTTTTCAATATCGTAATGATATTAAAACACTTGTTTATGTAAATTATCAACTACTACAAGAGAGGTATAAATAATGAATGACAAAAAAGAATGTATCAATTTTTTAAAAGATACTTTTAATAAAGGCGATACTATCTACACTCAATTATATAAAAAGACTAGAAATGGCACTATATATATTGATTTAAAATATATAGAAGATAATAGACCATACACTATTACTTATCATTATTCTAAAATTATGGAACATGAATTAGATAAAAATAATTTTCATACTATAAGACATGGTTTTGGTAATATGGATATGGGTTTTTGGTCTGTATATAATTTATGTCATATAGTATGGAATAATGGCTATTACTGTAAACATGAATGGTTATAAGAAAATAAATCAACTGTTATGAGGTACAAATATGAAAAAACGACTAAAATCTCTAAAAGAGTTATTTAAGTTTAAAAAAGAAAATAGACTTAAACACTTTAAAAGAGATAAAACAAAAGTTAAAAGACTAGAATATAAATATATATAACTAATCTAATAACAAAAAGAATAGCAATTAATTAATTTTAGTTGCTATTTTTTTTGCCTTAATACTTTAAAATTCCCATGAACTATATATCAACTTTTCTTTTTTAAGGGCAAGAACGAGCTATTAGACACATTGAATTTTTAACAATTAAGTAAAAAATGGTTAAATCAAGCATAATTGTCTTAATGCAGCTTTTTTAGTTTTTTCAATTTAATAGCTATATAACAGTAAAAACTTTTAAATCATAAGTATTAATTTATTTTAAGATCCATTTAAAAAAAGGCGACCTACTTTTAAAAAACTGAATGATCGTTCCCGATCTTGAAAATTCATAAAAGCGCAAGAAGTCTTTAATTAACTATTAGTATTAAGAATAAAACATTATTTTTTTTATTTTTTGTAATGCCTGGAAATTTTAATAAATATAAAATATTGATAATCTATATTGCCCTCACATTAAAAAGTTTTATTTAATCAAGGCTAAGATACAAAACAATTAAAATCTCAACGATAATTATTATTGATTTTATTATATATCTATAATAAAAAATTATTAATATTAAAAATAATAAATCGCAAAGAAATCTTTTATTCCATCTTATGTAGATAGAAACAATAACAAAACAATAACAATTATTTTAATTATAAATATTAAATGATTTATTAATTAATAATTACTTAATGAAAATAATATATCCTATGTTCTAATCTTTTAATTAAAATTAATTTTATAGTAGTTATTGATGTTCTACTAATATTATTATTTATCATTTATTAATAAAAATAATATTTTAATAAACTGTTTAAACATTATTTAATGAAACTGTTTAAACATGATGAGAGAAAATCGTTGAAACAATTTTAGTATATCAGCATATGCTAATAAGCACATGGCGAACCCCCCAAGAGTAAAAGAAAAAGAATAGGTATATTGATCCATATACTTTGGGGTAAAATAAAAGTGTTTAAACATATTAACTTGCATGAATTAAAAAAATATGTTGTAATTCGAAGTGGAGTAGTATGTAAATTTTATGAGTAAACAAGAAAAAGTCCAAGAAATACTCACCACACTAAGAAAGCGGCACGAAGAAAACAGATTAAATTATTACAAGCCGTATAGATTTCAAAAAAACTTTCACGAAGCTGGAGCTGATGCTAACCAAAGATTGCTAATGGCAGCAAATAGGGTTGGGAAGTCTTATGTGGGCGCTATGGAAATGGCGATCCATTTAACAGGGTTATATCCTGATTGGTGGAAAGGAAAAAGATTTACTAAGCCAATTAAAGGCTGGGTATGTGGTGCAAGTAATGAAACCACAAGAGATATTTGTCAAAAAGAATTATTTGGGCAACCAGACAACCCAAGAGATAGAGGAAAAGGAAGTATTCCAAAACATCTCATTGGAGAACCAACAAGAAAACCAGGTGTGCCAAACGCACATTCCTCGGTGCTTGTTAAACACAAATCAGGTGGGTGGTCTAGGGTTGCCTTTAAAGCATACGAACAAGGTGCTGAAAAATTTATGGGGGAGAGTATAGATTTGGTATGGTTAGATGAAGAACCAAGCCAAGATATCTACTCACAATGTATTACAAGGACTTTAGATAAAAAAGGATCTGTTTACATGACTTTTACCCCAGAATCAGGTATGACAGAGGTAGTACAAAACTTTACAAGTGATTTACGCCCTAAACAAGCCTTGATTACAGCAGGGTGGGGAGATGCTGATCATTTGACCGAGGATATGAAAGAGCAAATTTTAGCCGCACTTCCTCAACATGAAAGAGAAATGAGGTCAAAGGGCATACCCATGATAGGATCAGGGTTAGTCTTTCCTATATTAGAAGATAACTTAGCTATAGAACCCTTTGATATTCCTAAACATTTTCCAAAGATTGCAGCAATAGATTTTGGCTACGACCACCCTACAGCAGTAGTTTGGGTAGCCTGGGATAGAGATAAAGATATTGTATATGTTTATGATTGTTACCGAATAAGTAAACAAATACCAAGCTATCACGCATCACATATCAATGAACGGGAAGGTAGCGACTATATACCTATAGTCTGGCCACATGATGGTTACCAGCATGATAAAGGTTCAGGTGTTACTCTGGCTGAACAATATCGAGATGCTTATGTTAATATGCTGCCTTTCCACTTTGAAAACCCACCGGCATTGGGCGAAAATAAAGGTGGTAATTCGGTTGAAGCAGGATTAATGGAAATGCTAGACAGAATGGAACATGGAAAATTTAAAGTATTTAATACCCTTTATGATTGGTTTGAGGAGTATCGTATGTATCATCGTAAAGATGGAAAACTAGTCAAACTTAGAGATGACTTAATGGCGGCTACAAGATATGCCACTATGAGTCTAAGACATTCAACAACAAGAAATTCACGATGGAACAGAAAGGGATCATTAGGCCCTGATGTCGCTATTGTGTAGGAGATAAAATGCTATTATTAGATCAATTATTAAAAAATCACCCTGTGCTTAAAGATGTAGGCAGTTTACCAGGACTATCAGTTTTAGGTAACCTACCAAGCTCAAGAATAACAAAAAAAACACCGGCTGGTAAATTATTTGATTCAGCAGCTAGTAGATTCAAAAAGAGATATGGCTAAAAAGAAAAAAATAACAAATGATGAACTGGCTTCTCATTTACAAACTGAAATAGAACAAGCCACAGGACATATGAATAGTGAACTCTCTAATCAGAGAGAAGAAGCTATGAAGTATTATCTTGGTGAGAAGTTTGGTAATGAGATTGATGGTAGATCCGAGATCGTAACCACAGATGTTAGAGATACTATTGAGTATATTATGCCGAGTCTTATGCGTATTTTTACCACGCACAACAATGTAGCTGAATTTGAGCCACAAGGCCCTGAAGATGTCGAAATGGCTCAACAAGCTACCGATTATGTTAATTATGTCTTTAACAAGCAAAATAACGGCTTTAAAGTCCTATATGATTCCTTTAAGGACGCTTTAATTAGTAAAACAGGGATAATTAAACATTGTTGGGAAGAAAAAACAGATGTTTCTACAGAAAATTACACAAATTTAACCGAAATTGAATATCAATCAATATTAAGTAACGATGAATTAGAGGTTTTAGAACATACTGAAACTCTTATACAAGAAGCAAGAAAAGATGAGAATGGTATGGAAATACCACCAGAGGTAACGCATGATGCTAAAGTTAAAAGAGTTAAAAATATAGGGCAAGTAAAAATATATTCAGTACCACCTGAAGAATTTTTAATATCTAGGAGAGCAACAGACATTGAATCTTCTGATTTTTGTTGTCATAGAGTTAAAAAAACAGTATCGGATCTAATTTTAGAAGGATATCCAGAGTCTTTAGTAGAAAAATTACCAACTTATGGGCAAAGTAATGCCGAATGGAATGAGGAAAGGTTAGCAAGATTTAATTATGATGATGATTCTATACCACCTGATGAAGGTACTGGGCCATCAAGAAAAGTTTGGATAGATGAATGTTATGTAAGATATGACTATGATAACGATGGTATAGCAGAACTTAGAAAAATTACCAAAGGTGGTAATGTAATCCTAGAAAACATAGAAATAGACTATATTCCTTTTTCAAGTATTTGCCCATTACCTATACCACATAAGTTTCATGGAATGAGTATTGCTGATACTGTTAAAGATATACAGTTAATTAAATCAACTATTGTTAGAAACTTACTTGACAATATGTATTTAACTAATAACGCAAGATATGCTGTTTTAGCAGGGCAAGTAGAGTTAGATGATTTATTAACATCAAGACCAGGTGGTATCGTTAGAATGAGGTCGCCAAACGCAGTAACTCCATTACCTACTCCACAGATGCAACCTTTTGCATTTGAAATGGTCAAATATCTTGACCAAGTAAGAGAAGAAAGATCAGGGGTATCTAAAATGTCGCAAGGATTAAATCCTGATGTATTAACATCTCATGTAACTTCAGGCGCTGTAAGCGCTGCAACAGAGTCTGCTATGCAAAGAGTAGAATTAATTGCTCGTATGTTTGCTGAAACAGGAATTAAAAATGTATTTAGATGTATTTATCAATTAGTACAAAAATATGAAGATAGGAAAAAAATATTTTTCTTAAATAATAAGTTTGTGCCGATAGATGTATCTCGTTGGAAAGAAAATTTAAACTGTACTGTAAATGTTGGAATTGGAAGCGGTAGTCAGCAAACTAAAATGCAAACTATGTCTAGTATAATGCAAATATTAGGAACATTAGTACAACAAGGTGGAATGGGAACATTAGTTACCCCTAATAATTTATATAATGCAATTAGCGAATATATAAGTCAGGCAGGATATAAAAACTCTGATACATTTATATCTAATCCACAGATGATGCCACCTAAACAACCACCAGAACCAACACCAGAGGAAAAAATTGCTAATCAAAAAGCTATGTTAGAAGTTGAAAAATTAAAATTACAAGCTACTGAAATGCAATTAGACAACCAATTAAAAACACAAGAACTAGAGTTAAAGAAAACAGAAGCTGCTGTTGATCTTGCTCTGAAACAAAAAGAATTACAAATTAAAGAAACACAGTTAGAGTTAAATGAGGCAGAATTACATTTAGAAACAATACAAGAAAGACCGGTAAAAATAGGAAACTAAATGAAAGATAATAACGAATTAAACCTTGAGATAGAACTTATAAAAAAAGACATCTATGATATCAAAGTTAATCATCTAACACATATAGAAAAAGATATGAAAGATGTAAAAACAGAAGTATTTAAGTTTAAATATATAGCTTGGACAGCTATTGTTATCTTTATACTAGCAACAGATAAATTTACAGACTTGTTGAGATTATTATAAATTGTCAAGATTTACTATTAAAGCCGATATAACACACAAAGAACTACAACAACTAATGTTGGAAAAAAGAATTTCAGTATCTGAATTATCACGAAGCACTTGTATTAAAGAAAACGATATTCGTGGTTTCTTATCTGGAAAGAGGGTGATCCCTTCACATATTGTGGATAGGATTAAATCAATACATAGCGAATAACTATACTTGCATGATTGGACAGACTCGTTAATCGAATAACTACAACCATAATTGCAAACAGACTCGCAGGAGTATATAAATGACGGAAAAAGACAAGCAAATACAACAAGGGCAAGAAGCAGAATCAATTTTAAGTAATGAAGTGATGGTTAATGCTTTTAATGTAATTTTAAATCAAGGTTATCAAGATTGGGTTTCTACAAAACCTGAAGATAAAGAAGTTAGAGAAACTTTATATCATAGCCAATTAGCAGCTTTAAAATTGAAACAAGTTTTAATAAATACTATGGAGAATGGAAAAATTCTCGAAGAAGAAAGGAAAGGGGGTAAATAATCATGGCAAAAGATGATATCCCTATAAAAGAATCCACTCATGGTGGTATTCCTGTAAAAGATGTAGCATCTGCACAGGAAGCACTTTTAGGTATGATGGGTACTCCTGAAGAGGAACAAAACCCAGAAAACCAAGAAGAAACAGAAACTCAAGAAGATGTTTCTGCACAGGACACGGAGTCCGAATCAGCTAAACCAGAAGAAGTTGAAGAACCTATTACAGGTGAATTAACAACTGATGATTTAGAGGTTGATGGTAACCCAGAAGAAGAAATACAAGAACCTACTAAGCACTCCATTAATATAAATGGAATAAATTTAGAGGTTAGCTTGGAAGATCTAAAATCTGGTTATGTTAGACAGGCTGATTACACAAGAAAAAGTCAAGAACTTGCTGAACAACGCAAAGGGTTTGAACATGAACTTCAAGCGACTCAACAAGAAAGACAGCGTTATGTTTCTCAACTGGAACAATTTACTCAACAATCAGACCAAAAACTAAATGAGTTTAAGGATATTGATTGGGTAAAACTCCAGGCTGATGATCCAATGGCATATATGACCAAAAGAGATCAATACAGAGATTTACAAGAAAACAAAAGGCTAGTTGAAGAGGAATCAAAAACTGTTCAACTAAAACAACAACAAGAGCAACAACAGAAATGGTATGAAGAACTTGACAGACAACAAGCAGTTATGGCTCAAAGACTACCTGAATGGACAGATCCAACCAAAGGGCCAAAATTAAAACAGGCGATTAAAACCTTTGCTGTTAAAAAGGGATTTTCCGATCAGGAAGTTAATAGCTTAATTGATGCAAGGTCTGTAGATGTTCTACATAAAGCTATGTTGTATGAAAATCTTTTAGAAGCTAAGATTTCTAATAAGAAAACTAAAGTTGTGCCTAAAGTTACTAAACCTGGTACAAGTACCAATAAATCTGATGTATCTAGTGAGAAAATAAAGCAACAAAGGAAGAGGTTAAGAAAATCAGGACATATTAATGACGCTACAAGCGTTATTGAAAGTCTTATAAACTCTTAACTTAGTAATAAACTTTTTTACAAAAGGTAATCAAAAATGGCAATATATGCAGACTCTTACGAAACATTCGATAGTAATGATAAGAGAGAGGATTTGGCGAATGTTATTTATAACATCTCTCCAACTGAAACACCATTTATGTCTAGTATTGGTACTGGTTCAGCTAGTGCAACAAAACATGAATGGCAAACAGATTCTCTAGTAGCAGCAGCTACGAATGTCGTAATGGAAGGAGATGATTCTCCTAGTAGGGCTTTAGTCGCAACTACAAGACTACTTAATTACACACAGATTTCTACGAAACCTGTTGTAGTTACTGGTACTCAAGAAGTTGTTTCTAAAGCAGGAATGACATCAGAGATGGCTTATCAAATAGCTAAAGCTGGTAAAGAACTAAAACGAGATATGGAGTTCGATTTAACAGGTGTTAATGTCGCAACTGTTGGTTCATCAGGCACAGGTCGTAGGCTAAGAGGCTACGAAGCATGGTGTAATACCAATGAAGCTCATGGAAGTGGTGGTTCTACCCACAGTACAACTGGAGCAGTAACAGATGGAACTCAAAGAGTTCTAACTGAATCACTTTTAAAAGCAAACATGAAAC